ATTCGTCGTTTAAGTCAGGTATTCGCAGCTGGGTTCTCCAAAGATGGAGAGCAGTTCAATAAAGATGTTAAGATGTTTGATGACCAACTTCGTTTTGAGTTCTCTAAAACACATGATGGAGTACAACCTAGTTCATCTGACTGGGCAGATATTCATCGCCAAGCACAAAAGAATGCATTCTATACATCAGTGCTTCGCTTCTTTAGCTCAGCAGCGTTACCAGTACAAGGACGTATTGTAACTGGAATCACACAGTACTCTGATTTATTCCAAGAGTATCAAAACAAGTTTGGCCAACAGGCAACAGAGATGTTTGCTCAGGACCACCCAGAGTACTTCATGCTAGCAGATAAGCTAACTGACCCAATCTCTGGCATGCACCCAGATAAAACATCGGCTGCACTTGTGCGCCGTCATATGGATTCAGTACTAAATGTCGTATCTGGTATTGGACCCAATGGAGATTTGACAACTCTCGGTGCAATCTTTAATGATGACAACTATGCATTCTCTGCAGAAGCTGAAACATATTTAAGAGATACAAAGATTCCTGGAACAAATAAAAAGTTCCGTGACGTAGCAGAAGCATTTGGCCAAGGCCGTGCATCTATCGTTGGTAAAGGATGGGATGACTTCTTTAAGGTTAAGGAAGTCGTATCTGATACACTTAAGAATCAGAATCCTCCAGTAGACCCATCAGGTGCTTATGGTCAGCAGATTATCAAGCGATACACACAGGCATTCGTTGATACACAGAAAACAACAAACCCAATGTGGTTTGACGAGTACACATCACAGTCAAAGGGTGGCTCAGGCAGCCGTCAGGCTGACACAGTCAAGGCTCTTACTATTGCTATCGAAGATGACAAGTTGTGGAAAGACCTATCTAAGCAACCAAAGTGGGAACTAATCCTAGACTATATGCAGTACCGCTACAATGTTACTAATAAGCTTAAGGCAATGGGTACAACTATTGACTCAGCTAAAGCATATGGGTTGCGCAACGAAGTTAATTCAACAATAGAGGCAATGAGAAAGCAGAACACAGAGTTCTCAAAGTTCTATGACCGTTACTTCTCTAATGACAAATTTGATTATGTATATGAAGGGCAACAGTAATGGCTGACAAGACTAACCGAATTGGCGCTGGCGCTACTACTAGTTCTACGCCAAAGAAGACTGCACTCATTCCTCTTCAAGCTGGACTAGTAGCTCAGAATGATTTAGATGCTGCGATTCAAGGTAAGCTTTCTCTTAAGGGAATTAAGATTGAAACTGGTGGCGGGCTTGTTGCCGACCCTAGCACATACGGTTCTTTATCACCAGCTCAGTGGTCAATCATTGCTGGTCAGTTAAAGAAATTGGGACACCCAGTGCAAGGTAAGGAAGAAGCAAAAGCAATCTTAGATAGCTTCTATCCAGATGCTATGTCTAAGGCTGGAAGCTTTAAGGATATCTACAATGTCCTTGCTTCAGACTTTATCCCTGGCGTTGATGGAGCTTACGCTGGTCCAACAAAAACTATTAATCTTCAGGACCCAGCAGTCATAGATACAATCATCAAGGGTGCATACCAGTCAATGCTTAAGCGAGACCCTCATGCAGATGAACTCGATGCTCGTCGCAAAGAAATTCAAAATCTTGTCATGAAGGGGCAGACAGCAACTAAAACTGGAACACATGAAACAACATACTCACCAGCATTTAGTCAAGCAGAAGCAGACCTTGCTGTGAAAAACAAAATTGAAAAGGGTGGAGCTGCGGTGCAAACTGACATCGCCCAGGCACAGAGCATCGGCTTTGGTGACTTCCTTGGAAAGCTTGGTGGATAATGGCTGATACAACTACTGATACCCCTAACACATTTGGATTAACAGCCACTCTTATTGCTGCATATCCAGAACTGCAAAAGGTCTACGACCTATGGCAAGCAAAAGATTATGCTGAAGCTGAACTTGAATACTATAAGACTGACTACTACAAAAATGTTAGCAAGACTTCAAAAGATAGAACTGCTGCTAGAACAAATCAACCTGGAATCTATGCCAATGATTTAGAAAACTATAAGCTTACACAGCGCAAGCGTTTAACTACTGCAGGCATTAGCAATATTGATGATGCTACATTAGAAGCAGCATACCTTGGTGGTTGGTCAGAGAACCAACTTGACCTTAAGGCACTGGCTAATAAAGGAACAAAAGCTTTCGGTGGAGATGCTCTTGCTACAGCAGATTCGCTCAAGACATATGCAAATGCCTATGGAATGACATATAGCGCAAGCCAATATGACAAGTGGCAAACAGATATTTTTGCTGGAAACACAACTATCGATGACCTTAAGAATAAGGTTAAGACAGATGCAGCTTCTGCATACCCAGCCTATGCTGACCAAATTATGAAGGGTGTTAGTGTTGACTCCCTAGCCTCAGCATATAAGAGTTCAATCGCAACTATCCTAGAGGTAGACCCTGACTCAATTGGCTATGATAATACATACCTGCGTCGTGCTTTGCAGTATACAGGTCCAGATGGAAAGCCAGCTACTAAGCCACTATGGCAGTTCGAAAAAGAATTACGTAGTAGCCAGGAATGGGCATACACAAACAATGCCCGTGATACAATGGACCAGCTATCACTCAAGGTTCTTAAAGATTGGGGACTAGCATAATGGCAATTAGCCCAGGAGATTTTCGTAAAGCTGAAGAAGCATCTAATGCAGCTTATTATTTAGAACAAGCTGGTGCAGACAAGCGTACAATTGATTCATTAAAATATGCGGACCCAGCTGATATACAACTAGCTTTGCAGGCAGCCAAGCAAAAACAAGATGCACAAGCTGCACTTGATGCAGAGAATGCAGCTAAAGCGGCAAAATCAAAATCAGATGCCGAAGCAGAATCAGCTCGTCTTGCAGGTTTAAAACAACAGCAGCAATACAATGATACAAATAATGCATTGCTTCAGCAACTTATTTCACAACAAAATGCAGCAGCACAACAGGCTCAACTTGCTAAACAACAGGCTCGTCAATCTGCGATTGATGTTGTAACTGCTCGCTTTGCCCAGTATGGACTCCAGTCATTAGCTAGCAAAATTACTGAGTTGGCAACCGATGGCGCAACTGAAGCTACAATTACACTTGCCCTTCAGCAGACTCCAGAATATCAGCAGCGATTCTCAGCTAATGCTGATAGAATTAAAAAGGGACTTTCAGTCCTAGCTCCAGCTGACTACCTAAATCTTGAAGACTCATATCGCCAGACACTGCGTGCCTATGGCTTAAAGCAGTTTGATAATGATGCATACGTTAAGCAGTTTATTGCCAATGATGTATCTGCTACAGAACTTTCTAATCGAGTCGTGACTGCAGTACAACGCGTACAGAATGCTGACCCAGCAATCCTAAGCCAGCTTACTAATTACTATGGTATCGGACAGGGTGATTTGGTTGCCTATGTTCTTGACCCTAATCAACAGTTCCAGAAGATTCAACGTCAGGTATCTGCTGCTGAGATTGGTGTTGCTGCTGCAAAACAGGGACTACAGTCTAACGTTGCAGTATCCGAGCAGCTTGCTGCGCAGGGTATTGACCAAGCTACAGCTCAAAAGGGTTATGCGACAATCGCTGATATTCTTCCAACAGCTGAGAAGCTTAGCCAAATCTACGGACCAACAGCTGGAACATATAACCAGTCAACAGCAGAACAAGACGTATTCAATCAACTAGCGTCTGCACAACGTACTCGTAAGAAACTTTCTGAAACAGAAGCAGCCACATTCAGTGGTTCATCTGGTGCAGCTCAAGGTGCATTCTCAACAGGATACCTAAGCAAGCAATCTAACGCAGGACAATTCTAAATTCCTATACGGACCTATCGGCCCCGTGTAGCGTACTAGACCGAGAGTAGGAGCCAGCATACTTCCCCGAGTATGTGTTGTGGCCTGCGAACTACAAACAAGAGAGAAGGGTGGTTGCTATGAGCAACAACTACTGGGACGAAGAAGACGATGACCTCGATACAGAAACACAGGTAGGCGACGGAAGCAATTTGCTAAAGCAATTGCGGAAGGCAAAGCGTGCCGATGAAAAACGTATTAAGGAACTTACTGAGCAACTTGAGGGATTATCCAAGGCGCAGCGTGAGCGAACCGTCAAAGAAGTTCTAGAAAAGAAAGGTGTCAATCCTAAGGCAGTGCGACTAATTCTTAAGGACTTAGACGATGTTAATGAAGAGTCAGTGAATAACTGGCTTGAAGATAACGGAGACTTGTTCGGAATTCAGCAAAGCCAGGAAGCGCCTGAATCAAGTGACATTAATAAGGCTGCACTACGTCAGCAAGATATTGTCACACAGGGTGCATTAACACCTGACAGAGCAGAAGATATGAGCATGAGAATCGACCAAGCGCAAAACTCGGAAGAGCTTATTAATCTAATCTTCTCGCAACAAAAATCATAGTTTCTAATTAAAGGAAAATAACCTAAATGGCAAACACATATACAACAACAGGTTCGTCCTCACTGGGCGGAACAGTTGGTGCAGCTGGTTTGGTACAGAAGGCTTATGACCGTCTCTTGGAGTTCGCACTTCGTGCAGAACCACTCATTCGTTCAGTAGCCGACAAGCGTCCAGCTAACCAGTCAATCCCAGGTTCAACAGTAGTGCTTCAGCGCTACCAGGACCTAACAGCAGCAACATCAACACTTACAGAAGATGCTGACCCAGATGCAGTAGCATTGTCTACACCAACATCTGTCACCATTACTCTTGCAGAGTATGGTAACTCAGTTCTCGTAACACGTGCACTTGAGCTCTTCTCACTTGCAGATGTTGACCCAGCTATTGCTAACATCATCGCTTACAACCTTGCTGACTCAATCGACAAGGTTGCAATGGCAACACTTCGTGGTGGCTCAAACGTAATCTACTCAGGTTCAACAGCTACCTCTACAGCTACAGTTACTGCAGCTGCTACACTTTCATCAGCTAACGTCCGTAAGGCTGTAGCTAAGCTTCGTGCAGGCAACGCAGTTGCTCGCAAGGGCTCACTCTACTGGGCTGGTCTCCACCCAGAAGTTTCACATGACCTCCGCGCTGAAACAGGTTCAGCTGGATGGCTTCTTCCTAACCAGTACGGTGCTTCACAGGACCGCATCTGGGCAGGAGAAATTGGAAACTACGAAGGCGCATTCTTCGTAGAATCTCCACGTCTCTACAACGCAACTGACGGTGCGTCATCTGCACGTGTATACCGCACAATCATCGCTGGTGCTCAGGCACTCGCTGAGGCAGTTGCTGAAGAGCCACATGTCGTCATCGGACCAGTCGTTGACAAGCTCATGCGTCACCGCCCAATGGGTTGGTACGGCGTACTTGGCTTTGCACGCTACCGTGAAGAAGCTCTATACCGAATCGAATCAGGTTCATCAATCGCATCTTAATTGATTGACGCTTGGGTAGGGGCAGCAATGTCCCTACTCAGGAGTAAGTTCATTAAGGAGAACTATGGCTACTTACAGATTTAAGACACCAACAGTCTCTGAAGGACCGACAGGTAATCACAGATTATTCTACTTCAGAAGGATGAATAAAGGCGTAAGCATTGTTAAATATGCAGGAGCCTATTCAACTGTGCGTTACCCACAAGACTCATATCTTGTAGGAGCGCAGGAGTATTACCAAGGTGGGCACGAATACTTCGTATCAGAAGCAACGAAGGCTGCACTCATTGCAGGTGGAGTTGGAGTAACAGAAGCAAACTTTACAGCACAGTAGGGACACTATGCATAGTCACATCAGCAAGGTGCTCGAGTGGGGTTTCACCCCAGAGCATGATTTCGTAGCAACCCTTTGGGGTTGCGTACTCTGTGATATCGTAACAGAGAAACCGTTTTTATATGAAGACATTTCAATCGACCACACCAAGTGTGATGAAGATTGTTTCGGTTGCAAGGCCAAAGGCCTTCAGCTAAATACTGGAGATACAACCCGTGACATTCCTGATAAGAAATGGGCGAGTGAACTCCAGGCATATCGTAGTGCAAGAGAGCAAGGTATCCAGCCAGCTGGTACAACTCGCAAGCATATCGAAGAAGCTTACAGTGCCTCTGCTGAACTAGGCAAAGCCTACAACTCAGAGACAATGCCTAAGGCTAAAGACATCAATAAAAAAACAACCGAAGTACTCAAAGAAATAGGAGCAGTATAATGGCTAAAGTAGAAATGTACGCATCAAAGTCTGCAATGAAGGCTCATGAAAAGGGCGAAGGCAAGAAGATGGCAATGATGGAAAAGAAGATGGGCGTCAAGGATGTAGTCAAGAAGACTGCTGCTAAGAAGGCTATGCCAAAGAAGATGGGCAAGAAGAAGTAAATGGCTGCAAAACCAACTCCAACCCCAACACCTAAAGTAGGAGTTAGAATTGCTCCTATGCAATCAAAGTCTGATGCAATGATGCAAGACAAAGCTTTAAGAGACTTGCAGAAGAAGCGTGAAGCAGTTGCCAAGAAGACTGGCATCTGGCCTAACTACGGAACTAACTAAGGATTACCATGAAGAAAGCACACCCAGGATTCGCAGCAGCACAAAAGACAATTGCAAAGAAGCAAGGCATTAGCATGGACCGAGCAGGAGCAATCCTAGCAGCTGGTGCGCGCAAGGCTAGCAAAGCTGCAGTAAAAGCCAACCCACGCCTCAAGAAGATATCTGGCGTTAAGAAGGGTAAGTAATGGCAAGCGCAGCATGGCAACGCAAAGAAGGCAAAAACCCCAACGGTGGCCTCAATGCAAAGGGCAGAGCATCATACAAGGGCGGAACATTGAAGCCTCCAGTTAAGTCTGGGGATAACCCACGCCGTGCATCATTCCTTGCTCGTATGGGCAATGCATCAGGACCTGAGCGCAAACCAAATGGTGAGCCAACTAGATTGCTTCTATCGCTTAACGCATGGGGTGCATCATCTAAGGCTGACGCCAAGAAGAAGGCTGCTGCAATCTCAGCCAGAAATAAAGGTAAGAAGTGAAGAAAGCATTTTGGGATACAAAGAATCCTAAGAAGAAGTCAACACCTCTGACTCCTGCGCAAAAGACCAAAGCTAAGGCAATGGCTAAAAAAGCAGGAAGACCCTATCCAAATCTAATTGATAATGCTGCAGCAAAGAAGGGTAAGAAATGAAACTTAATATCCCAAAAGGTAAGCGAGTCAAGGTCAATCTTGTTAAGATGGGCATTGTTGCTAAGCAACCTAAAGTAACACCTGGACCAGTAGTTCCTCGTCCAGCAAGAGACACAAGAGCAAAGTAAAGGAAACAAAATGCCAATCGTAAACATTACAGGATTAAAGACTCGTAGCCAAGCTAAAGAC